AGATTGACGAGTTAGCTGCTGACTGTCGGGTCCGGTGTAATCCGGATACCGCGGGCCTCTGCACCCGAACGGTCCTTGCAGAGGGACCAGGCGGCCAGCAGCTTCCGGCTCGAGGGGACGGGGTAGGAGCAGGTCCAGCGTCTTGGATACGGTGGGTTGGGTGATGGGACCACCGGAAACGGAACGAGCTGCGGCATGCCGCGGGAACGTACCGGCCCCGGCTTCGATGAAAGGAAAAGAGAGATGGCGTACAGCGAGGCCAAGGAGCGCCTGAGGCAGGCGATGATCGACCAGATCAACCCGCTGCTCGAGCGGCCGGCAACCGCCATCCTGAGCGCCGCCCTGGTCTACGAGAACGGCAAGGCGTCGGTGGTGGTGGTGATGGGCTGCAGCAAGGACGAGAACACCGAAGGGGAAAGCGAAAAGCTGTTCGACATGCTGGCCGACTTCCTCGAGGTCAGGGACCGGCTGCCGGCGCAGACCGACGAGCGGGAACCCACAACCAGGAATTAGCCAGAGACTTTTTTTCGTTCGTTCAACAAGGCACCGTCAGACGGTGTCAAAGGAGACTGAGATGGCAGACAGACTGAATACCGCGCTACCGATCGAGCAGCTGGTGGTCAACAAGAGCAACGCCCGCAAGGATCACGACACCGATCCGACGCTGGTGGCCTCGATCGCCGCAGCCGGCCTGATGTATCCGATCACCGTCAAGGCGATCGACGACGGCAAGTACGAGGTGATCGACGGCGCCCGCAGGCTCTACGCCATCAAGGCCGGCATCAAGTCGGGCCTGATCGACATGGAGCGCGTGCCGGTCAAGATCATCGAGAACGGCCTCGACAGCCTGGAGTATTCGCTGCACGGCAACCTGCACATGTCGATGCACCCGCTCGACGAGGCCGACGCGATCGCCAAGCTCTCCAAGAAGGACGAGGACAAGACCACGATCGCCGCCCGCTTCGGCAAGACCGTGATCTGGGTCGACCAGCGGGCCCGGCTCTCCAAGCTGATTCCCGAGGTCAAGCACCTGTTCCGCGAGCGCGAGATCGACCTCGAGACGGCGATGGCCTTCACCCTGGCCGACGACAAGCTGCAGAAGCAGATCGTCAAGGCGCGCCAGTACGACAGCCCCGGCCAGGTCCGCCGCATGGCGACCCAGAGCAAGGTCAACGCCAAGGAGGCGATCTTCCCGCTCGACGGCTGGCCCGAGGACAAGATCGAGCGCGACCTGTTCAGCGACGACGTGTGGCTGACCTCGATCCCGCTGTTCCTCAAGAAGCAGGCCGAGGCGTTCGACGGGCTGGTCAAGACCTACAAGGACAAGGGCTACCACGAGGTCATCGTGCTGAAGCACGACGACTGGCAGACGCCCAACCGCTACGCCAAGCTGACCGGCAAGATCACCGACAAGCAGCGCGGCAAGTTGAGCGTGCTGCTGCGGATGGCCGAGAACGGCAAGATCCAGATCCTCGAGGACATGCTGCCCAACAAGGAGGCGCGCAAGGTCACGCAGTCGGCCAACGGCCACGACACGGTCGAGGCCGAGAACATCAAGCCCAAGCGCGCCAAGGACTTCTCCAACCCCCAGCTCGAGCAGCTCGCCGCGCAGGCGGTGAGCGCGCTGTTCATGCAGATCGTCGAAGGCGAGCCGCCCGAGTCGCTGCTGCAGTATATCGTCTACTCGGTTTCGTGCCTGAACCCTGGCGAGCCGTGGGGTCCGGCACGCTGCGTCGGCGGCGACACCGAGCGCCGGCGGGCCAGCGTGGCGACCCTGCACAAGATCCCGCACGGCGTGACGCAGACCCAGACGCCGGCCGGCATGAGCTACGAGAAGTGGCTCGGCGAACGCACGGCGTCGGCCCGCAAGCAGCTCTACCTCGAAGCGATCGCCAGGCTGCTGCACTATCCCGGCCCGATCGAGGCGATGAAGGCGCTCAAGACCCTTCCGGTCAAGGGAACCTGGTTCAAGCCCGACGAGCAGTTCTTCGCTCGCTACCGTTCCGACCAGCTCGAGGACTACATCAAGAAGTCGGGCCACCCGGCCAAGAGCTACGAGGGGCTGAAGAAGGCCGAGCTGGTCAAGATGGCGCTGGGCGTGTCGAAGGAGAAGAACGCATGGCAACCGTCCTGAGGGTGCTGGGCTTCGCCAACAACACGCCCTGCCCGATCGCCGACGAGTACGTCATGTCGTTCGACGTCGATGCCCGCGGCGGGCGGGGCTACGGCGTGTTCACGCCCGATCTCGACAAGGCGCTGCGCTTCGACAACTTCATCGACGCGCTGAAGTTCTACCGGCAGGTCTCGACCGTCAAACCGCGGCGTGCCGACGGCAAGCCCAACCGGCCGCTCACGAGCTGCCACATCAGTTTCGAGCCGGTGAAAGATGAGCAAGCGCCGAGTCCAGCACAACCCGGTTGAGGACGCTCTGCGCAAGGCCAGGCTCAGGAACCTGCGTCTTCGCAAGCAGCGTCAGAAGTTCCTCAAGCTCAAGAAGAAAGGCAAGCCGTGGCACTGACAACCAAGGTCCTCGAGGTTCGAGACCGCAACACCTTCGTCGCAATGCTGGCGACGAAGCTCGACACATCGCTCCCGCCGGTCGACTGGTATCTCCGGCGCTGCGGCTATCCCCTCGGATGCAGCATGATCCTGCTGACCCGGCTGGACGGTGGCGGGTGTGTCGCCCACAACGATCCATACGGCTGGGGCGATCGCACGTTCCACATAGCTCACCGTTTCATCGAGCAGCACTGGCACGAGCTCAACGACGGGTCGGTGGTTGACGTCGAGTTCATCCTCAAGGAAACCAAGATCAAGAAAGAGAGCGAGAGGTTCGATGCGGGCATCTACGGAACGGCTGCTGATCGAGGCGCTGCTGCTAAGCCGCGCCGGTCTAAGAGAGTTCGCACGACGCCCTGAGAAGTACGGGGATTCGACGCGCTGGATCAGCATTTGCGAGCGCGTGTCGACCGCTCTTGTTCAAGCTGAGATTGATAGTCCCGGCTGTAGTATCGGGAAAGGCGCTCTCTATGCGAACGAGCCATCTCCAGGCGCCGCATCGCCAGCCGCACTTGCTGCAAGCGTCGGCGCCGGTCTGCGAGGTCGACCTGGGCAATATCAACGAGTGCGCCCGGCGTCGGCATCACGTGATAGCGCTCGCGGCCCAGAGCGCCCCGCACGCTCGTCAGAAGAAGATCCGCAGGAAACTCCGCCATGATGGCGGTGTAGGCCTGCCGCACCCTGGCCGGCAGCGGCTTGCAGTTGAGCACCTGCATCGCCAGCGAGAACGCCTGCTCGGCAATCTCGGGCCCGCACGGTCCGGCCTTTTCCTCCATCCAGGCTGCCACCACGGGCAGCCACACGTCGATCTCGAGCGGCAGGACATGCTCGTAGGAGCCCATGTCCATGATCGCCCGGGCCCTCGCCTCGGCCTTGTTCAAAACAGACAGCTTGTCGGCGTGCGCCAGCGAGTTAAAGAGCGCCAACGAGCCAAAGACCAGCGCAGGCTGGTTCGCCTGTTCAGCCATAGTTCCTCCTAATCCAGAGTTGAGTACCAGGCGATCAGCAGCGCTTCCGCAGGACCGTCCCGCTTCGGCGCCGCAGGCCCGAAGATCTCCCGGGCCAGGTCGATGGCTTCCTGTTTGTCAGCGGACAACCCAAGCTTTTTTTTCCACTGGTCTGGCTGCACAAGCGTCATGGGGATCCGCAGCAACGAGAGAGAGAGGATCAGGCCGTAGTTGGTCCCCGACGTGTGGCCGCTGACCGAGGACTGGTTGGGATAGCCGCGCTGCTGCTCGATCACGAGCTGGTCGGGCTCCTGCGAGGCGATATGCTCGTGCAGGCGCACGACGTCGATGGTGTTGTGGGTCTTGCCGGCGATGGCGGCCCGCCAGCTGTTGACCGGCATGGCAAGGGAGGCGCAGGAGGTGAGCTTGCCGTCCTCGAGGTCGAGGAAGCCGATGCCCCCGAGTAATCCGGGGTCGATGCCACATATCCTTGTTTTCATTGAGTCCTCTGTTTGTGCAGTATATAGTTGCTCGACCAGCAGGGAAAGGCAACGGTCATGCACATCGACGCTTACGAGCTGCGCCACAACGCCCGCCAGATGGCGGTGCCCGAGCACCTGATCGACGGCATCGTGCGCTACCTTGTGGATCACATTCGCTCGGGCGACTTTCTGATGAGCGTGTTCGCCAACGACCTCCACTCGGCCATGCAGTACGGCGACCCGGTCAGCCTCCATCAGCTGCCGCAGCTCAGCCGCTTCATCTACTTCCACTTCCCGCCGAAGGCGTGGGGCTCACGCGAGGCCGTGCAGCGCTGGCTGATGCGCGAGCCAGCAACCAGCGAGGGTGAAGGAGACTGACATGGCATTGACGAAGAAGCAGATCGCGACGCGCAGCACGGGCATCGGCGCAAGCGAGGCCCGCACCATCATGTACGGCGACGGACCGCAATGGACGGCATTGTACAATGAGAAGGTCCACGGCATTCAGCCGACCTTCAAGCCCGACCAGCTCTACCTGATGGCGATGGGCGTGGCGATCGAGCCGCTCACCATGCGGCGCTTCAACAACAGCGTGAAGCCGTTGCAGGCCATCGAGGCCGAGCACACCATCCGCTGGAAGATGGACCCGTTCTTCCTGTTCACGCCCGACGGCATCACCGCCGATACCAACGAGCCGGTGCAGGCCAAGTTCCACTCGGGCGACAAGAGCATCATCGAGCTCGCCGACAACTACCTGCCGCAGCTCAACCAC